GAACGCAAAGATCATTTGGCTTGCAGGCAACCACGAGGAACGACTACCGAAGTTCCTACTACAGAACGCCGCCGCCGCTTTCGGTCTCAAGCGTGGTGCATTACCTGAGTCATGGCCTGTGATGTCTGTACCGTTTCTATGTCGTCTCGATGAAGTCGACATCGAGTACAGACCCGGATACCCTGCCTCAAGCGTATGGATTACCGAACGCCTAAGAGTTATTCACGGCGACAGGGTTGCGAGCGGTGGCTCAACAGCGCACAAGTACCTCGGTCAAGAAAAGTCATCAGTCATCTACGGACACATTCATCGACGTGAATGGGCAGAGCGAACACGTGAGGACCACGACGGACCACGAACAGTGCTCGCAGCGAGTCCGGGTTGTCTATGCAGAGTTGATGGTGCGGTACCAAGCACACGTGGCGGTACCGATCTCAACGGACGACCACTCACACGGTATGAGGACTGGCAACAGGGGCTAGCCGTCATTCCTTACGACCCTGAGTCGGGTCGCTTCTGCTATGAACAGGTAGCAATTCACGACGGCTGGGCAATGTACCGCGGCAAGGACTACACGGCATGAAACATCAACTCATTCAAGTGACGTGGCACGACGCTCACGCAGTGTCCGAAACATGGACCACACGAGAGGACCTAGACAACGACCCGTGCGTGGTCACCTCAATTGGTTACCTCATCGCGGGCGTGAAACCGAACCACGTAGTGATCTCACAGTCAATCATCATGGACGATAGCAACCACATCGATCACGTAATCGCAATACCAAACGGAATGGTCAAACGGATTGACCGCTTGAAAGTGTCGGTACTTCTACCGCTCGAAACGATCAACGACTAGCGGAAGAGTTCGTCGTCAGGAATCATGTCCCGACGTTGCGGCTGTGGCTTGGACTTCAAACCGTTACTCGCCAACACCCCGCTCAGCGCACCACTCAAGAACAATGTGATCGGGATAAGCACCCCATCGAGGAACGCTTTGTCATTAGGCGATTGAGTCATCGGTTGGGTAACAAATACCAAAGCCCATAGCACCGCACAAACAATCATCACAAAGGTGAAACACAATGCGAGGCCTACACCGAGAACCAGCCGTGCGTGTATTTCTTCGGGCGAGTAACGCTTCCTAGCCATTTGAGTCCCCCCATACAAGAGCGTCCGAGCAAGTACCTGTTGGTTCGCACGCGGGTGGAGTGCAAGGTTCTGTATCCCAATTCACTGGGTCTTGACAGGGGTAACGGTAAGTGCCGTCGTAGCCACAAGATGAGAACATTGCACTGCCGACTAACAAAGTGCTCATGGCAGAGATCAAGCACAAGTACCGAGGCAAACGCATGACGTGAAGATACAACATCTGTGACTCACCCCATTGGAAGTTTCTTGTAGGACTTACAACGGAACCAACAGAGCGTTCGCTACAGTCATCAAGCAATGGCACGACGAATGAAACTCACCGAACTAATGGTGAAGGAAACAAGCGGAGTAGATCACCCCGCTCACCTTCACGAGGGTTGGTTAGTGATGAAGTCTGCTGATCTTGACACAGCACTCGAAACAGTGACTACTACCAAGGAGATACCTGTGGAACTTGAAGCCACCGAAAAGGCCGTCGAAGCCGTTGAAAAGGCCGTCGACCTCGAAGACATCCGCAAGGAACTAACCGACTTGCGTAAAGCACTCGCTGACGCAAACGCCGAAAAGGTCGAACTGCAAAAGCAGCGCGAACTCGAAAAGGCTGTCGACGCTGCTAACGCTTGGGTGAACTTGCCCGAGATGAACCCAGCAGAGTTCGCACCCGTTCTTTGTGCCATCCGTGAAGTCATGCCACTTGAGGCAACTGTGATCGAAAAGGTCCTTGACGCTTCGGCTCGTGCCTTGACCGAATCAGGATTGCTCAAGGAGATTGGTTCTTCCGCAAGCAACGATGCCGTCTCAGCATGGGACACAATCCAAGCACAGGCACAAGTCATGGTCTCTGAAGGTCGAGCACCTTCGTTCGCTAAGGCCGTTGCCATCGTGTCAGAGAACAACAAAGATCTATACAACCAATACCTCATCGAGAAAGGCCGCTGAACATGGCTTACGAAGGCGCACAAATCAAACTCGGCAACCTTGTTGCCGCCGCTGACCTCTCTGCAAAGCAGTTCTACTTCGTCAAGTTGGCTTCGGCCACGACTGTGAACGTTTGCAACGGAGTAACTGACAAGCCGATCGGCGTGTTGCAGAACACCCCCATCGCTGGACAGGCAGCAGAGATCACCTTCTTCGGTATCTCGAAGGTAAGCGTCGACGGCACTACAGCCGCGGGCGACTTGCTCGGCACCTCAAGTGACGGACAGGCTGCTGTCTACACCTCGTCCGACACGACCAAGTACGTGTGCGGTCAAGCAATCGAGGCTGGCGCTGCTGGCAACATCGTCACGGCTTACATCAACATCACCAACTCACGATTCGTCTGATTTAGAAAGAAGAACCAGTCATGGCACAGCCCACTCAATCACAGGTCCACATTGATGCGGTGCTCACTAACCTGAGCGTCGCCTTCATGAACGAAGCGGATAACTTCGTTGCCAACAAAGTGTTCCCCACCGTTCCCGTTAGCAAGCAGAGCGACTTGTACTTCACGTACTCGCAGGCTGACTTCTACCGTGATCAGGCTCAGTACCGTGCAGACGGAACCGAGTCCGCAGGTAGTGGTTACTCGTTGTCGACTGCTTCCTACTCCTCGAAGGTTTGGGCTTTGCACAAGGACATCGGTGATCAGGTTCGCGCTAACAGCGACTCGCCGTTGAGTCCTGACATGGACGCCACCAAGTTCTTGGCTCACCAAATGATGATCCGTCAGGAGCGCGATTGGGCAAGCAAGTTCTTCAGCACTTCAATTTGGGGTACTGATTCAACTCCTTCAACCTTGTGGGACGCTTCAGGCTCAGACCCAATCGGTGACATTCAGACTGGTATCTCTACCATCATGAACAACACTGGCTACCTCGCCAACACTTTGGTTCTGTCGTACGCCGCTTACAAGACTCTGCGTAACCACTCGGACTTCGTTGATCGTTACAAGTACACCTCAGCCGACAGCATTACGCCTGAACTCATCGGCAAGGTTGTCGACGTACCGCGAGTCTTGGTCATGAAGGGTGTCTACAACTCGGCTCAGGAAGGTGCTTCGGCTACCTTCGCTCAGATGGGTGACAAGGACGCACTCTTGTGCTACGTCGCACCGTCGGCTGGTTTGATGACCGCTTCGGCTGGATACAACTTCGTGTGGAACGGTGTCGGTGGCGGTCTTGGAACCTCAACCGCTGTGAGCCGCTTCCGTATGGACCACCTCCGTGCTGACCGCCTCGAAGTCGAATCTGCTTGGGACTTCAAAGCAGTGTCGACCTCACTCGGCTACTTCTTCAGCAATCCCGTTTCGGCCTGATAGGAGACTGACATGGCTTTCAATCGAATCACTCGTGGTACTGCACTCGTTGGTGCTCTTGACGTAACAGGTCCAGCACGTTTGCGTGGCACTGCAAGCGTCAAGCGCACTGCGGCAACTATCACTGATGGTGCGTCGATGGTTGCTACTGCGGCTCATATCGTTACGAACACCATTGTGACTGCAACGCCGACGACTGCTCGCAACGTAACAACTGCGATCGGTTCAGCGATCATTGCTTTGCTCGCTGGTCAACAAGTTGGTGACTGCACAGAGTTTACGATCGTGAACCTTGCCGAATCAGCCGCAACGATCACTCTTGTTGCTGGTGCAACAGGTGTAACTCTTGTTGGACTTGCAACTGTTCCTGCGGCAACGTCAGGTACTTGGTTGGTTCGTTACGACTCAGCGACAGGCGTTACCTTCTACCGCAAGTAATACAACTCAACAACGGCACTCAGGCCGAGACTGGTGCTAGTACGCATCAGTCTCGGCCTTAGTCATTCACGGAGTCACAATGAGAAACACAACACAAACAAGCGCAGTGACAGCAACACCTATTCGAGAGACTTCAGGTGTGCAGACAGCAAGCGCAGTTGTTCTGATGGGAATTGCTATTGGCGATTCTTCTCACGGTCAAGTTCACTTGCATCTTCACAACGGCGGCGCAAACACCACCCCGATCGTTGCTCTCATTAAACCAGCGAATGGCGATCATGAGACTCATTGGTTCGGACCGAACGGTATCGCTTGCCCTAACGGGATATTTGTTGACTTGATTGATGGCACACCGATTGGTTCTGTGTTCACTCTTCCAACGATCAAGTGAGATGAGCGACAATGACATGGACTTATGGTGGTGACCCGTCGGCTAACGCTAAAGACGCAATCCGATTCCTCATTGGTGACACCGACACAACAGATCAACTCCTAAGCAACGAGGAGATTCTTTGGGTCAATACTGAGGCATCAGGAACCTCGACTGGTGTCAACGCTTTGTATGACGCGGCGTACCGTTGCTGCTTGACCATTGCTTCTAAGTTGGCCCGTCTTGCTGATAAGCAGATCGGTGATCTCAACGTCAAGTTCAGTCAGAAGGCTCAGGGCTATCTCACACAAGCCGCACACTTCAACTCGTTGGCTATGTCACAGAACTTCACACCAATTCCGTACGCTGGTGGCATTACGGACAGTGACAAAGAAATTGATCAAGACAACAGTGACCTCTTCCGTGGTTGGTTCTCTTCGGGGCAGTTCCAAAACATCGCAAATGGTGGTGGCATTCAGGAACAAACAGGTGTTCAGTATTTTGGGCAGGGCGCTGACTTATGACAGCCGCTGATGACTTCTCTTTAGAAATGAAAACAATGTGCAAAGAGTCTGTGACATTGACTGCCAAGACTTCATATAACACTTACGGAGAACTTCAGTACGGCTCTGGTACTTCTTACACTGCGTTCGTTCATCGCATTACAGGTTCGAAACGAGACCTCACGACCAACGATCGAAAGATTGAATACCGTGTGTACATTCCATCGACCACAGTGGCAGCGAGCGTTGACGACACCGTAACAACAGCCGACGGCTTCACACGGCCTGTCATGGAAGTAGACATACGCAGAGACGAGTACGGGCAGCAATGTGCGGTGCTTGGTCTTGGTGTTGCGCGGTCTTTCTAATGAGCGTCACAGTCAAACTCTCTGACAGGGGTATGAAAGAGATACGCCTCGCGTTGATTGCAGACGCCGAGGGTATCACTCGTGCTTTGAACGCTGGGTTGTACAACATGGCTGAGGACATACTTGCCGAAAGTCAAAACCTTGTACCGTTCGACGAGGGCATCTTGGCTGGAAGCAAAACTCAACAAGAGGTCAAAGGTGTTGACAAGTATTCAATCGCAGTTGGTTACGACGCAAAGTACGCGCTCGTTCAGCACGAGCGACTTGACTTCTATCACCCGCCAAAGCCACCGAACAAAAGCAAAGTGGGCAAGCGGTCAGGCACAGGTCCGGGTATTGACCCTGCGACGGGCCGTGGACCGAAGTACCTTGAGCGACCGTTTCAAAAGTTCACTAAGAACTACGCCCGCGTCTTGACTGCGTATGTGCGTAAGCATTATCAGGCAGGAACAAGCAGATGAGCACCCTCATTGACATCGCAACATACCTTGACGCACAACAAGCGTCATTGACTCTTGGCACGAACCTATTTGTCGGTCGTATGCCTGACACCCCATCCACTTGCGTCACGTTGTACGAGTACGGCGGCACAGCACCTGACAACACGATGGGTGGTGGTTTGCCTGTGCTACAGAATCCAAGCGTACAAATCACCGTACGAGCGACGACGTATGCAGCAGCCGAGACACTCATCAACCTTTGTTGGGTAAGCCTTGAAGGTATTGTCGATGAGTCCTTGTCGGGTACTCGCTACAACAGAGTGTCCGCAATTCAATCTCCGTTCCCGTTAGAGCGTGACTCACAAGATCGAATCATCTTCGTACAGAACTTCAACGTGACACGCACGTACCAATGAGCCTTGACCCTTACGCAGAGACAAGGCTTGTACCCGAGCACGAGCGAATTACTCGTACGTCTGTTCGTTGTGGTAACTGCGGGAAGTTACTCGCTGAACTTGTGACTGCTCCGTGGCGTGTTCGTTGTCCTCGTTGTAAAGAGATCAACGAGTCTGCGAGTTAGCGACAGGGTTCACTCCACGGCTTCCAGCCGCATTGACCCTTCTCCTCACGTGAGGAGTACAACTTGTACGCGAACCACAAGTTCTTACGTGCGTCGAACATATCTTCAGGGTGTGACATACCCATCTCATTCAACCAAGAGGTATGAATTTGATTGATCTGCGACAAACCTGCGTCATGTCCGTTCCAAGCGTCGACAGTACAGCGGCTCTCGGTGTACAGCACGTCACTCAAGGTAGGCCATTGCTCTTCTTGCCAACCGACTTCCATTGCTAAGTCGTGCCACTCTCCGCACCTTCCGTGCAACATACGTTGCTCGTCAATGTAATCAAGCGGGTCGGACTCCAACGGAACTTCAGTCGTCGTGGTCGTTGTGGTTGTTGATGTTGTTGATGTGGTTGTGGCTGGTGCTTGTGTAGTGACGGGTAAAAGCACGACAGGGGTGGTCTGTGGGGGTACAGACGTCGAGTCTTTCACACCGCCACCACACGAAGCGATCAGCGACAACGTTGCGAGCGCAAGGCTCGTTCGTCGAATCATGTCAGTTACTTTACAACAGTGAACGATGAATGTGTTGGCGGGTACGAATGTTGTGCCATACGCTGGACTTATCCTCTCGTCACTTCGACGTGATGAAGGTTGCCCATCTCCCACAACTCCTCGGACTGCTTCTTCAAATACTTCTGCGCTTGGTCGTAAGCGGCGTCTCCGTCTGTTGCGTACACACTGACGAGTATTTCTACTTCGCACGTGAACAACATGAGTCCGTCTTTGGCGTGACCGCCAACGGAGTCACTGAACCAAGTTTCAGGGTGAGGGTTTACTCCGTCGACGTGAGTCAACGTGCCGTCACAGAACTGACCTGCTTCCATGAACACATCGTACAGATCGACTAAGCCGTATGAAACGAATACGACCTCTTGCTCGTCGTACTGCTGGAGTTCAACGTTCGCTTCGATGTCCTCGGGCGTTGACGCGCTTAGGTTCACCACTCCGTGCTTGAGTTCGCCTTCGTACCAGTACGCCACGTTGATGAACTCGTACTCTTGCCCGCCGAGTGTTCGCTTGAACGGTGTGGCGCGGTCGTAGAACTCGCTGAGTGTCAGGATTTCGTCTTTCATTTGGTTTGCTCCTTGTGGTTGATGTTTACGAAACGGGTCATGAGTGCCATGACTCCAAGGTTCATGAAGGCTGGCAGGATTGGGAACTTGTTTTCGCCTAGTGCCATGAGTAGGCAACAGAAGAACGCCAAGCCGTTGAGTGTGAACACAAGGTCAATCCATCGGTCGTTACGTGGGCGGCTCATGCTGTCACCTCGTCCTCGATGGCGACCCATTCAACGGACGTGAGTTCGTCCATGATGTCCCATATTGCGTCCCATACTTGAGACATGACTGCATCATCTGATTCGCCGCCCATGCCGCAGTAGCCAGTCTCAGTGATCATGCCCGCAGGCAAGTCAACTGAGTAAGACACTGACTGCGCCCCCCATGCTCGCCAGCGATCGAGTTCAATCGTCAAGTTGTGTTCTTTTGCGAACTTCTCGCAACGTGCTTTGTTGGGTTTTGTCACGTCATTTGCTTTGCGTGTGGGGCGAACAGGCTTCACGTATGGAATGAACAGGGTGCAACGGTCAATGTCGGTGCAGGCGAACCAACGTTTGCTTCCTACCCTGCGACCCTTGACCAATCCGTTGCCACGTTCGTTGAGTTGAAACCAGCCCTCGGCTTTCGCCTCATGATGGTCCAAGCCGTAGGTCCAGTAGAGCGTCCCGCGGACTTCTCCGTTCATCGTGATGAGTTGTAATGAGTTGCCCTTCATTTCAGTTACCTGCTCTCGTGACCAATTCGGCGTACGTTACGCCTGAGGCTGCGGCACTACGTTCGATCAAACGAATGACGTCTTCGTAGTAGTCGTTGGCTTCTTGCATCGGCTTACGCCCTGCGTCTGATTCACGGACTAACCATGCGACGGTGTCCATGAGGTGCTTGATTGTGGTGTCGGACAGGATGTCCTCGTTGTTGGTTGTGGTTGTCATTTCAGTTGCCTTCTTTCGTGGTGTAGTTGTTGAGGTGTTCAATTGCTTGTGAGAAGTTGTTGCCGCCCCATCGTTCGCACTCATGGGCTGTGAGGGTCATAACACGAACGAACTCTTCAGCGGCTATGTCTTTGACTGACTGAATGGCTTTCACCTTTGTGTACGAGCCGCCAGTTGAGCCGTCGAACGCGGGGTGCTTGATGTCGTGAAGCACGTCGAACATCTCACCGAACTCCATTGATGTCATGCCAGCGATCTTGACTGTGGCACCCCAACGCTTCGCCTGTGTGATTGGCTCGTGGGCGCGACGCTGTTGGGCGGTCTGTTGTTTGTCGACCATCACGAACGTGGGGGTGACTTCGATGACTCGCTCGGCGAGTTCAACGAGTTGTGCGTTCAGGGCTGTGGTGTTCATTTGACTGCCTTCACTTCCAGTGAGTACGTGCC